CATCGTCTTGCTCTCATTGACGACGAGACCGAAAACAGAGGTGACAAACCTCCATTCGCGATACATAGACTGGTTTCCTTGAAACAGACAGTCATCGCCGTTAAACCGTCCCACCCTTCTAACTTCGGGCCCGTAGGCCCTTGCGGCAGCCATGTCATGGCAAGCTTTATTCAAAAGACAGAGTAGCGGGAAACTCACCAGATTCCCCATCATACTCCCCCTCCGAATCGGGTGCTCCTGACCCGAACAAGACAGCCACCGCAAATCTCGAAAACTCCCAACGAGAACCTCCCTCTCGTTATCACTCAAATCCTCACACTCCGCAAGGACTTCTACGATAGCACTGACGGCTCCCAAATAAATATTGTCAGTGGCGGCTTTGTAGTCACCACTTATGATATCCTCAGAGCCCGCGTCGCAGACGGCCAGAAAATCCTCTCTCTTCACATCTCCTCTGACGCACCAATTAAAAGAAGTGAGGTGGTCGTAAAGTGCGTTGTGTACTGGGCGCAGAACACGCTTGACGTGCGCACTCTGCATAGTTACAACCCTAAACTTACCCTTCGTCTTTGCTACACCGCGTCTGACTAAACTTGCGTCACCGTCATAGCAGCATAGACAAGTACCCAAGGTACCGCCTTCACCTCTTTGAGTCTCCCTACATCCCTGCTGGTCAGGGATGTATACGTCAGAGGAAGATGTCGGCTCTCTCCGGTCCTTCCGGCAGTCGAAGAGCCTCTTCCCCCATCCTCCCACAAGCACACGAACATGAGCTTTGAGCTCTTCAGTGTAAGCCGAACAACGCAGCTCACCCTCAAGATCATAGTTGCCTATTCTCTCGGCCCATGCATCGCGTGCCTCTCTCCGGGCATTAGGGTCACACTTAGGACAGTCGCTATCGAAGATACGCACACAGCTTTTTACGGCCATGCGGTACCGCCATCGACGTCTGCCCTTAGGTGTGGCACTCTCAGCCCACTCCTCCCAAACCTGCCTGACTTGACGACAGCCAAAGGATTTAAAATCCGGCATACTTGTGAGACTGAACTCACGCGAAAGTATGATGGCTGCTCTGGTCAGCGCCTTTGCAAAGGACCCTCCAAAACAGGGGGCGCCTACGCTCTGGCGATATGCAGAAATGCTTTTACGCGACTCTGAC